AGACTAGCAAAGGCAAGATAGTGGCTACAAAAAATGTAAATATAGATATTATAGCTAAAGATAAAACCCGCCAAGCTATGCAATCTGCCACAAAAGGGGTGAACGACCTTAAAACAAATGTTCAAAAATCAGTTTCACAACAACAAAATTCATTTAATGCTTTAGGTAATACTGTAAGAAATATTATTGGTGGTGTTATTGTTTTTCAAACTTTGCGTTTTGGAAAAGAAATGGTCAATATGGCTAGTGCTGTTCAAGAAATGCAATCAAAATCTTCTGTTGTTTTTGGTCAATTTGTTACAGATGTAAGAAAACAATTATCACAATTTGGAAACGAAGTTGGAAGAAGTACACATGAATTAGAACAAATGGCATCATCTATTCAAGATACGTTTGTTCCTATGGGTTTTGCTAGAGGTGAAGCATCTAAATTATCAGTTGAACTTACAAAATTAGCAGTTGATGTAGCATCATTTAACAATGCTAGTGATACTGAAACAATGATGGCTTTTCAAAGTGCATTAGTTGGTAATCACGAAACAGTTAGAAGATTTGGTGTTGTTATTACCGAAGCAACATTAAAACAAGAATTATTAAGAATGGGCATAACTAAAAATGCTAAAGACGTTACAAATGCTGAAAAGGTTCAAGCTAGATTAAATTTAATTATTGCGGGTACATCAGATGCACATGATGACGCAACAAGAACATCTGGTAGTTTTGCAAATACATCTAAAGCCTTAACTTCTGCATTGAGTGAATTATCAGTAGATGTAATGACCCCTATGTTACCTAAACTTACTAAAATTGCAGAAGGTTTTATAGATGCAACAGACACCGCAAGACAATTTTTTGTTGCTGTTGGCATATTGAACAGGGATTTATCTACTACCGCCCTTAGAGAAGAAAGAATAATAGAAATTGAGGATAAATTAGAAAAAATCAGAGGTGGTTTAATTAATAAATTTATACCTTTAAATAATATTGAGAAATTACACATTCAAAATTTACAAGCTGAACTAGGTCATTTAAAAGCTATGCCAGAATTACTAGCAATGGATTCAGATTTTAGGGTCATTGCTACTAAAACAATAGAAAATGAAACAAAAGCTACAGAAAAACTTAATAAAGCAAAAGAAAAAGAAATACAGCTTAAAAATATTGGAATAGAAGCATTTCCAACAGCAAGACCAGATATAATAGGTTTTCAAAAGCCAACAGGTGCAGAATTACAGGGTGGTGGTCTTGATGCTAGTATGACAGGTTCAGAATTTTTGGGTGGTGCTAGTCCTCAAATTGTAGCCTTGCAAGACATGGCAGATATGGAACTAGCTATAGCCAAAACTACAGCAGATGAAAAACTATCTATTTTAGGCACATTTAATAAGGGTTTTATGGAATCTTTAGATGCTCAAAAAAATGCTTTTACACAAATAGAAGATATTGGAAAACAAAGTTTTGGAAAATTAAAAGGAACACTAACTGATTTTGTTATGACAGGTAAACTTAATTTTGGGGATTTAGGAAAATTTGTTGTTAAAAGTTTTGTTGAAATGTTAGTTGGCGAAGCAGTACAAATGGCTTTTGGTAAATCAATGGCAATGTTTAAAGCAGATTCAATTAAAAAGGCTATGATAAGTTTATATGAAGGTGCTATGAAAACTTTTGCATCAATACCATTTCCATTAAATATATTAGCTGTAGGCGGTGCGTTGGCTTTTGGTGCATCATTAATAAATAAAATCAAAGGTTTTGAAAAAGGTGGTAGACCGCCAGTTGGACAACCTAGTATTGTCGGTGAAAAAGGTGCAGAATTATTTGTTCCAGATCAAGCGGGTACAATAGTTCCAAATAACCAATTAGGCGATATGGGAAAACAAGTTACAGTAAACTTTAATATAAGTACAGTTGATGCTAGAGGATTTAATGAGTTATTAGTTAATTCTAGGGGTACTATAGTTAATCTTATTAATAGTGCTGTAAATGAAAAGGGTAAAATGGCGATAGTATGAGTGGAGCATTACCAAATACAAACTTTACTGCTGTTAATTTTAAGAGCAATCAAAAGACTTTGTTATCCCAAACAGATAGCGGAAAGACTTTTAGAAGGCAAGTACAGGGACAAAAATTTAGTTTTACAGTTCAATATCCACCTATGAAAAGGTCAGAATTTGCACCTATCATGGCATTTATTATGAAACAAAGATCAAGACAAGAAAACTTTACTATTACATTTCCAAGCTATTTAAACGCACAGGGTAACGAAACTGGAACTTTGTTAGTTAATGGAGTTCATGCTGTAGCTGATACCACAATAGCTATAGATGGTTTTGCGGGTGATGGTGCGGGTAGATTAAAAGCGGGTGATTTAATAAAATTTGCACATGATAAGGTTTATATGGTTGTTGAAGATGTAACAAGTTCAAGTAATGCTTCTACAGTTACTATAGAGCCACCTTTAAGAACTGCATTAACAGATAATAGTTCAGTTACTTATGATTCTGTTCCTTTTAATGTGCATTTAACAAGTGATGCCCAAGAGTTTGCAACAGGTCAAAATGATGGTGATGGTAATTTATTATTTAGTTATGAGTTTGATGTTGTAGAGGCTTTGTAAATGGCTAGGGGTTTAACAAGTGCAGTAAAAACAGAACTAGCCACAGGAATAATAGAACCAGTTATTTTAGTCGAAATAGGTTTTTCAACCCCAATATATTTAACCAATGCAAGTTTTGATTTAACATCTAGTGTTTCTGGAACATCAAGAACATACCTATCTAATGGGCATTTAAGGGGTATTACAGGGGTACAAGAAACAGGTACACCAACTAAGAACAGTTTATCGGTCAGCTTATCTGGGGTAGATCAAACGTACATAGCACTAGCATTAAGCGAGAATATAATAAATGATGATGTTTTTATTTATCAAGGTTATTTAAATTCTAGTTTGGCATTAATTGCAGACCCATTTTTATTATTTTATGGAAATATTGATGAGTTTAAAATATCCGATAATACATCAACAGCAACATTAGTTTTACTTGTTAGTTCACATTGGGGAAATTTCAGCAAAACAAGCGGAAGAACAACGACAACTAATTCACAGCAAAGATTTTTCCCAACAGATTTAGGCATGGATTTTTCAGCTTTAACAGTTCGAGATATCAAATGGGGTAGAGAATGACAAGCACTCATTTATATTATGCAGAAAAAACAGATATTGAAATTATTTATGATTTATTATTAGAATATAAAAACAAAGATTGTGAAGCTGATTATCCAGACGTTGATAGAAAAAAAGGTTTATATTTTATTAATGCTATTCTGGATAAAGGCAAAATACTTTTGATGAAAGATTTAGACAATGATGAATTAGTAGGTTGTTGTATGTTTAATAAATCTGAATATTTTTTTAGTAAAGATCAAATAATGCAAATACAAATTATTTATATTAAAAAAGATTTTAGAAATTTCAAATTGGTTAAATTATTTATTGATAGTGTCAAAAAGGTTTCAGAAGATTTGCCGATAGTTTTATCAATAACATCTGGTTTACATATAGACCCAGTTTTTGAAAAATTAGGATTTAAAAATATGGGTTCTAATTGGAGGTTAGTGTAAATGGGCGGTTGGAATCCTATTGATGACATAATTGATATTATTGATGATGTTGTTGATGGTATCACAGATATAATTAATGATGTCATTAGTTGGTTAATACCAATGCCAGATATTCCAGATTTCGGCACATTAAGACCAGATCAAAATGCAAAGGGAATATTAGTAAATAAATTTAGTGCAAATGCTCATATACCTATTATTTATGGAACACGAAAAGTTGGCGGGAATGTTGTTTATCTGCAAACAAGATCATCAAGTAGAGCAACACAAAATAATGAAATTCTACAAATGGTAGTTGTTTTAAGTGAAGGTGAAATAAGTGGTATTGATGCTTTATATGTAAATGATAAAAGGGTTGTTTTAACTGGTAGCCTTGATGATGGTGTTAGTAGATTTGCTGATAGCACAGACGAAAATTTTTTTGATAGTGAAAATGGTGATACCTTAATTACTGTTCAAGCACATTTTGGAACTGATACTCAAGCATCATCAACTATTTTAGGTAATTTTAATTCTGATTGGACACCTAATCATAAATTATCTGGTTTGGCATATTTAGCAATTGAGTTTATATGGAACGCAGATAAATTTGGCGGGATACCTAACGTACAAGCATTAGTTAAGGGTAGGAAGGTATATAACCCTAATCTAGATGGAACTGTTACTGGTGGAAGCGGTAGCCACAGGAAAGACGATAGTACAACTTGGGCATATTCAGACAATCCTATATTGCAATTATTAGATTATTTAAGAAATGATAGATTTGGAATGGGTATACCCAACAAATATTTTGATAGTAATTTTGCAGATTGGCAAACAGCAACAGATGTTTGCGATACACAAATAACACCAGTTGAAGCTATAAATTTACCTATAACATTAGATACATTTGGTACAGGATATAGATTTGCTAGTGAAAGTGCTGTTACAGCAAATACTATTGATTTAATGAATAGTCATACTGTTGTTGATACAGCAAAAAAAGCCATAGATAATGTGAAAGATTTTGTTAGGGGTTCTAGGTCTTATCTTAATTTTTCTGGTGGTAAATATAATATATTAGTTGAAACAACAGGTTCAGCATCAATAACCCTAACAGAAGATAATATTCTAGGTGGTATTAATGTTATAAGTAAAAATAAAAATTCCAGATATAATAGAGTAATTGTAAATTTTATTAGTCCAGAAAAAAATTATCAATCTGATTCAGCACAATTTCCGCCAGTTGATGAAACTCTTATAGATACAGCAGATCAACACGCAACACTATTAGCCGAAGATGGTGGAATATTATTAGAGGGTAGATTTGATTTTTCCATGTTTACAAGTAAATTTCAAGCACAGGAAATGGCAGAAATAATTTTAAGGCGGTCTAGGTCAAGTTTAAATGTAACATTAAAAGCAGATGCAACAGCATTAGATTTATCTATTGGGGATATTGTCAATATTACCCATGCAACACCCGCTTTTTCTGCAAAACCTTTTAGAGTACAAGGAATGACATTAAATGCAGACCATTCAGTAGGTTTAACATTATCAGAACATCAAGATTCATATTATACTTTTGGAATTCAAGACCCATTACCAGAAATAGTCGATACACTATTACCAAGTCCATTTATAGTTACAACACCAACAGTTTCAGCAACAGATGAATTAAGGGCAAGAAATGAAGAAGCAATAGCTGTATTATTGGTCAATGTTGCAGTTGATGATTTATTTGTTACTGATTTTGAGGTACAGGCAAAACGATCAACCGATTCTG